CGAACCATCGAACCAAATATGACAAATCTGCGTTTTATCATTACTGTCATACTGAGTGATTACAGTGTGATAACGAGAGTTTAAATCGCAACATCCCCCGTTTTGGTTCACATAACCTGAGCCCTGATTAGCTGTAAATATTCTTTCAGAATTCACATCGTTTAGTGGTAAGGCGTAAGTATTTGCACCACTTGCACTAGACCAAGTTACCCCCTTATCTAAAGATTTTGCATAGAACATACCAAAGTTCGTATTTGCTGAAGATGATTGTGCTCGATACCCCCAACACAAGTGCAATGAGCCATCGTCACCAACGCCTATTGATTGTTCGTAAGGGCTTGATACAACTGCAGAAGCCTGATCAATTACTTTAGTTTTGATGTTAAAGAGTTTATTAACATCATCAAAAATTGCAGAATAGAAGGCTCCGTTACCGGAACTTCCTTCTCGCCAAAAGGCTTGAGTCGTACCATCTGGATATCGCAAGAATCTTGGATAAGTTATCGCAGTAGATGATGAAAAAGAGATTTTAGACCAGCTCTGGATATCATGAGGATTCTGACTAATCACACAACGACAAGTGTTGTTATGATGATTCCCAGCAATCAGAATAAAACCATTTTTTGTAATACCCATTGAGAAATTATTGTGTCCATCGGGAACATTTGGCGCAGCAAGTGGGTTATTTGCAACATTCGCAAGGTTGTAAGAAGTCCAACTACCAAGTTTATATCGTTGCAAAACAATCGGATTTCGATTTTCATCAACTAATATTACATATTGATAGTCATCAAAACTTACAACATTGTTTTGAGTGAATGGTGCAAAGTTATAGCCATGGTCAGAAGAAGACTTAACTGGCAACTTCTCAATTTCAGAATCAATGAAGGTAATACTTGATACTTCACTGTTTGCAATTGCTTCAGCAACATTAGACTCGATAGTACTTGCTGCAATCTCAGTAACTTTCTCTGTCGCAATGTCAGTGATTTTTTGCTCGATATTACTATCTAAGGCTTCATTGACTTTTTGTTGGACAGTATCATTAATCGAACCAACAACACTATTGACACTTTCTGCTAGCCGCTTAACCTCTGAGCCTAATAATGAAACATCACTATTAGATCCGTATTTCGGTGAAATCTTAGTAATTGTGAAGTGCTGAGTTAAATCATCATTTAAGCGTGCACGTACATATACATAACCGCTCTGTGTAGCAACACCCACTACTTCAGCAATTACGTTACTATTTCCAGTTGATGTATAAATTGCGAGGGCTGACTGATATACCTTATTTGCATCACATTGGGCAATATAAAGCATTTGTGAACCAGAAGTTAAATCACCTACCCGCCCAGTGTACTTAAAGGTATCGCCTTTGTTACAAGCAAAAAAGTAACTACGCCATGTTGGATTGTTTGTCGGGGTAATCACCCCACCCACATTAATAACATAACCGATGTCATATTCATTTGAATTTGTTAAATCAATTGTAACATCTGTAACTTGCCTTAAAGCATCGTAAGACGCAACACCTCCAGACTGATCTACCAAGTTTAGTCTTACAAAATTTGTTCTGTAGCGTTTGATTTTTGGTGAAAATCCTACCCGGGCACGCACATAAATAAAGCCAGTTCTGCTTGCAGTGACTGTGACGACCTTCCAGTTATAACTAATGGTATTTGTTAAAAATTTAGCTAAATTAGATTGAAACTTTTTATCACTATCCATTTGAGCAACAAATGATATTTCAACTCCATTTGTGTTCCCACCTGTTGTTGCTACAACCTCCAACAAATCCCCTTTTTCTACTGGAATAAAATAATTACGCCAAGTTAAATCAGTAGTTGTTGATGTTGTGCCATCAGCATTGATAACGTATCCAGTTTCATAAGTTGAACCACTAAAGTCAGTAGTATCAAACAGTGAAATAGCTGGGTTATATGCTGCTAAACCACCTTCAGTGTTTTTGCTAAGGTCCATCAAGACAGGCGATATATATAAATTTTCTGTTTTTAATAATTTATAGGTCATATCCGTTCTTACACGGATTGCTATAAAGCCTGTTTGTGTGGCAGTAACCGTATAGGTTACTTGTTGTTGTGTTCCTGTCGATGTGAAAGAATACAAAGTGCTAATAATCGCTCGTTTCGTATCTAATTGAAATGCATATGCAGTAACGGTTCCAGCACTACCCGGCCCAACTGCTGAAGTTACCGTAATCTGATCCCCGGCTTTTACAGGAACATAAAACATTGAAGCAGAATTAGCCACATCAAAATGCCCATCCGCATACATTGCATAACCAGATAAACGTTCCGCAGTTGAAGTGATATCGACAGCTCCTTTATTTGCAAGAAAAAACTTCTCTGCTAAAGCTAGCTGACTAAGCCCTTCATCAATCCAGCTTGTCCCATTCCACTTATAAAGTTTTTTCGTGTCGAAAGCATAACCGACTGATGGATTAACTGTTGGAACGGTAGCTAATAGCTCGGCTTCAGTGCTGTAAGCTTTCCATCCGCCAGTTTCCATCAATATGCGAATAGCTTTAGCAAGAGTAGGATAAATCTGCCCCAAACGTGTTAAGACATCTTCAATGTCAGAACCGCTTATAAATTTCTGCAAACTCTCAGCGTCTAAACCTGCATCCACAAGCTGCTGTCTAGTAACGATCTCATCAGCCATTGCCTTTTCTCCAAGCATAAAAAAGCCCCGGTTAAGGGGCTTGGATTTCTGTTAATTAATTAAATAAAGTCATGGTCACGCTCATAGAATCGGGCATCGTAGTTAGAAGCCTTAAGCGTATTGGTCATTTGAGTTTGTGGGGTAAGTTCTTCAAGCATGAAAGCCTGAGCTTCGGTTTGATCAGCGCGAACTAATGTGTAGAGTGTTTTTACGTATCGATCATCACTTACTACTAGAGGCTGTACTGGCGGCCGACTAAGCACCACATGGTATTTATCAACACCTGCCGTACATGGCACCACATCTACAGTGGCATTCGATATCTGCAAGTGAATGAAGTAATCACTACCAACATCAAATGTGCATGGCTGAGAGGTTTGGATAATCAATCCGTCTACCGCTTCAACTTCACCGTCTTGGGTCTCAACCAAAGTGTTGTCGGCAACCAAAATACGATCATTACGGATAAGCAATTCAGACTCATCTAAAACTTCCACCTCACACGACATGTACTTGTAGCGGAGCTTATTCCATTCACGCCACGCTCTAACCTTCGCTTGAGCTTCATTACGAATACCTGTAGTGGTGATCTTCAAGGGATTTTTAGGCGTGATGTCTTCAGGAATGATGTACTTCACACGTGCGTCGTCTACATCAGAAGTGTATTCAAGCTCTACCCCGTCATAGTCTTTCTGCACACCGAATGTATAAGAGCGCTTTTCAGTTAAAGGCACTTTATTTCGATGGTTGAAAAGTAAGACAGCATTTTCTTGAGGTTGCTCAAACTTGAGACGGGTTAGACTTCCGAACCGATACGGCTCACAGAAAGCAGAACTAGCGACCATTCCCGCGATTTCTTCAAAGCTTAAGTTGTCATCGTCAATCGTGTAATTGAACTCTGACATAAGGTCTGAACCAAAATAAGCATTAACTTTGGCAATCTCTGCATTGATTTGTGCAATGTCTACTTCTTCACTTGTTCGACGACCAATGTGCTCATCTAAAGCCAAATTAATGAGTGCCTGACCTGCTGAACGTGTAACCTGTAAAGGCCCTGTTCCATTAAGCGGTAGTTTGCGATTCACTAAACAGTTCAGCTTGCGTTCTTTGATGCTTAGGGCGCCATCGGTAGCAACTGTTCGAGAACGCAATACAGTCACATTGTTGTAAATGTCTTTATCCGAGATAGAAAACCCAAACACATCTTTAATTTTGACATCTGCACGTGCATTTGAATCATCATTTGTCAAACGTGCAACACGGAATCGGAATGAGCCAGTAAACGGAAAATCAACGGTGACCGACTTACCAAACTGCGTGAGCTTCCTATCAAAAATATAGAACTCATTTGAATAAATCGCTCCGAACGGTACGTTATTATTGTCGATCTGCTGATATTCAATTTTGATGCGGCTTGGGTGAGCATCTTGCCGACCAGAACGTGACTGCCAATACAAACCTTGCGGATACACAAGATTGTAAAACAGGCCAGTGGCATCATTTTTGGCAATATTAAACCACCCCACCCACTTGTCAGTTGAACCATCTAAACGCACTAAAACGTCTTGGCCAGTGGTGTTTTGGTTTGGCAGCGTTGATAGCTTGTCCCATTCATTATTTACAGATGATGGTGGTGCAAGCGTGATCGTATCTGCTGTAATTGTCGCAATCGTATAAGAACCATCAAGATTAATACCTTGAGTGTTTTTATTTAAAAGTGCTCCAGATGTAAGCGTATAGTCATCATTCACATACTGCCAATTTGAGTTCACTGTGTTTGGGTTTGACAAAACAATCTCATAATGAAAACCACCTGAAATGGCAGTTTTAGTAATGCCTGAAATGACATACTGACCAGACAAGTCTCGCTTGGTCACAGTTGTTTCTGGCGGATCACCCGAAGTTGTAGAGATATCAACAAGCGCCCCTGTTAGTAACAAACCTTTGAATGTGTTCTCATTGGCAATATTGGTTGTAGATTCAATGATGACTGAACCCGAACTTGTCACCATGATTTCGCCTGATAGCATCACATCAAGCACACCATATCTAGCATTATAAATGGCAACAATATCGTTAGCAGTAAACAATGTAGTGAAATCAATTGTTGAACCAGATGTCTTAATTAGATTTGGGTATTGAAAGTAAATCAGGCTTGACTCAATTTTTTGATCATTTGGGTATTGCAGAGTTTGGCCATTGATTGCGCTTGATTTGATTACAGATAATGGTGGCTCGGTGAAAGCCTCTCCAACTTGATATGTTGGAATTCCATTCACAATGGATACATCTGGATCATAAATTGAGACACTAACCCCATCAATCCCTGAAACCTCAGTTGTGCCATCTCGACAATCTTTAATTTGATAGTAACCTCGACCAATCACCATCAAGCAGTATTCAATTTCCTTTCCTGTTGCATCGTCAAAATAAGTATATGGCTGAGCAATTAAATCCGGATAAGAACGGACTCGACCGAAGATATCAGGAATACGTCCATTTAATCGAGCTTGATTAGAGCGTTGTGCTAGTTCATTATTTGAAGACCCTGCCACTGGTGCCTGAGGCTTTGGCATGGTTAATACAGTGTAAATACTGTATGCCGCCATAATGGCTACGATTGCATAATAGACAAACTGCAACCAAGCAGGCTCAATCACTACATAGAATGTGCCTTCCAAAGTTTGAATATGCTCAATCTGGGCATTAATTCTTTTTGGATGGTTGGGAGTGACATCACAACTTTCTGCAATCTGGTTGTGATAAATCTTTGCATTCTCAGGCCACACATCAAACTGCTGATAGATATAGGCTAAAACATCCTCCACATCAGCTTCTGACCATGTAGATCGATCATAAACATCAGGAACGATGATGACTTTTTTCAAACTCATTTATAAAACCTCGTTTCCCGAAAGTTCATGGAAATAATCTCAAGTGGAACGTACTGCACACCACGACCAGTTAAGTGCAAAACATTGTCGCAATAAAAAAGCCCAACATGTGTCGAGCTTCTTTTGCTATTCGTAAAAAAGACAATACAGGGGGAAATGGGTTCCTTAAGTTTCTTGAAGCTACCCTTACCATTTAAAAATCTGTCTAGGCGCTTTTTAAGGTCACGACCAGTAACATCTTTCCATGCTTCACATAAAAACTCATTGCAGGTGTAGTCTTTCGTCCAGATTCGGTTATGGAGATGGTCTAGGTTCATATCATGCCCCGTAACAATGGGAATCTTTCTAGAGAATAGATTTCACCAGTCTTTACGCTATTAAGCTCTGGCGCTTGTGCATCAAAAGTACAGTTGCCAGAGCCATCTTTAGACAGCGTAGCAACCTCTAATGTCTGCAAAGAGACCATTGGGGCTGTTAGATCATCGTCACGATAAAGCCGCCATTTAACGGATGGTCTAACTTTCCAGTTAGTACCTAAACGAGCAGATACAACTGATTTAATTAGCTCATCGTCCACATCTGCAATTGTTAGGTTTAGCTTCTGATCAAGATCGTTCGTGACAGTAGAACGTTGAATTGACATAGGTTGATATTCATATGAAACATCTGGCCCTGTGGACTCATGCTTTACAGTCACACCTTTCATATCGTTTTTGACGAAGCGGAAAGGCTCAGTAAATTCTGGATGCGAAATCTCAACGCATTCCAATGGCACCACACCACTGCTTGAGTTTAAAAAGAAGGATGTATAGTCAGGCATCTAAATACCCTCCATCGCTCTTGGCAGATCATCATTCACTAGCTCTTCAAGTGGATTTACCCAGTCCCAAATACCGTCGTTACCATCATCGTTACCAATCTCAACGATCAGGTCATCCATTCCTTCATCTTCTGGCTGCGGCTTAACTTCAAATTGAGCAGTTACAGTAAATATCTTCCCTTCTTTTTTAGCCAATGTTGGACTTTCAACGAAATAACATTGGTAATCCTGTGCCACTCCATCATCAATGATCAGGCGAGCTATGAATGGCTGGCTTGGTGTACGTCGCCATACCCGATAAAAGGCCATCAAATACTGATAGCCTCCTTCGCCCACAACCCACTGAACGTTAGCAGTATGAGATACGTTCTTTAGAGATCGACGGTAGCGACTAGCACCACCATCTAACTTTTGAGAAATAACCCCATCGCCAACCTTTGCAGTGTAACCACTCTGCGTCACGCAGTATTTAAGCCTGTTCATGCTTATCGTCTCCGTTGTGCATTGTAGTTTTGCTGCATAGTTTTCGAGATTCGGCTATTAGGATTCGCCAATTGGTTAGACACAGTTTGCTCAGCAATTTGTTGAATGCGGATATCCAATGAACCATCATCATTTTGCGTTGCAGTAGCAGTCTGCCCCGGCAATGTGTAGACATTGACGGTTGGACTTCTTGAGCCACCCTCATTAATGAAGTTGGTGAATGCTTGGTTATCTTGAGGATTAAGTACACGCTCACCCTTATTTAAGAGCCATGTGCCTTCCTCTGGAACACTCGCAATACCATCATGCGCCATGCCGGTTAAACCAATTGCTTTAATATTGCCAATAATGCTTGCCGTTTCTGCGGCAACAGTTGCAGCAGCAGCCAAGTTTGCAGGAAAAGGTAAGCTCATTGCATTTGCAATGCCCTGCTGAATTGCAATCATTGACTGGGCGATGGCAAAACCCTTTTGAATAGCAAACATTGCTTTATATGCAGCCGACTGCTCCCCAAATACAGTTTTCATCGTATCTGCGGTTGATTCAGCTATTGATTCACCATACATAAAATGTAGACTTAATCTATCTTGAAGATATTTTTTTTCAGCAGCTAAGTTAGCTGCTCTAGCCTCATCTTCTGTAATGTTGTTCCACTTCAATGCATCCGCAATTACTTTCCTTCTATCCTCTAACTCTTTATCTAGATTGAAGTACTCCTCAGAACCATTAAGTGAAGATGACATAGATTGGAAATTCACATATGCATTTCTTCTACGGTCTTCAT